TACTCGTGTTGCTAGTGAAAACTGCAGCCGTGCTAACACCCGCAAGATTCTGAAGCTGAGAGCCATCGCCCCTCAAACTCGACACGAAGAGCTGCTGGGTGCTGATTGTATACGCAGTGATAATGCCACTACTGAGCGTGTTATATGAAACGGCATTGAGGCTCGTCCCGCCAATCGTGTACCATTTTCCAGGTTGCCCCGCTAAAAACTGTGTTATTTCATTTGGATTCGTGAACACTTTGGAAGTTGTTCCATCTTCAAACACATCGGGACTTTGTGTCAGAACTGTGATAGTTGATAAGAAAGATGCTTTGCCGTACACATCTTTCATGGTAAGAACACGATATGGAATATCTGATGTTTTAGGAAGTGTGAGAACATATGGAGCTTTTCGAACGTCCATAAGTGCCACACTTGTGGCTGTGCTCATTGTACCAGACATGGCAGACTCTTCTTTTTTGGCTCAATATAAAAATCAACCATACATCTGAGAAAAGAGTGTGAATGCACCCCCTATAGCGGTGTTATTGAAATATAAAACACTGCTCTTCTGATACAAGGTTCCATTTACATTTCCAAGCATTGAATCTTGAAATGTGAGTGCGGTTGTCTGGATACTACTTGTCTGGATTGAAGAGCCCAGTGTTTGATATATTCCTGTCGTTGTACTTACGAGATTAGAAGACAAACTCCTCACCGTAGATTGAAGAGAGAGTGAAGAGATATATCCTGTGGAACCAAGACCCGAGACTGTTGAAACAATCTGATCAGTGATGGAAGAATAGGCTAGACTTGTTCGTACATAGGAATATGCAGATCCTTCATAATGTGTGCGAACCATCGAGGCCCAATCAGGATCCGAGTTACTTGCGTAGACTTTCATTACAATGCTCATACCCGATGAGAGGAGTGTTGTAGGCACATTCATTGTAACCGAATAGAGGCTAGGTGAGAAACTTGTGAAAATGGGCGTGGGAGAATCACTTGTCGTGGCCAGAAGAGTTTCTGTGCTGCCCACTCGTGTATAGAGAGAAACATACAAAAAATTATTTCCATTATTTGCATCAGCATAGAGATTAAATGACCAAATGCCACCTGGAATGGAAGAAGGGGAAGTAAAATCTGTTTGAAACTGTGAAATGGCCGTGACGGATGCAGGTGAGAGTGAATTCATAAGAATGGTTCGAGCATTTGTTGTTGTAGTGACTTGCATTGCCTTATAGGGTGCAGCATTCAGACTATAATTCAAATAAAGGTTGGTTGCATAATAGATATTTGTTCCACTACTGCCTCCAGTATAGCCCCCTCCAGTATAGACTCCACCAGGAAGATTATACAGACCACTTCCGTCGCCATAGAGAACACCGCCATTCACATAGAGGTTTCCATTTATAGATACACGTTTATTTCCAGTATCCACTGAGAGAATAGATGAAAGAGGATTTACTGCAGTAACGACACCTGCTGCATTTCGTACTGCCATCGTGGGAGGGCCAATGAAAAGTGTCGACGCCTGTTGAAGATCGGGAATAAGTGAGACCTTTTCTTGTAAGATAGAGCCTTGACCGAAGGCTACACGATCATTTCTTATAAAAACTCTGTTAGACGACATGGTTATCTAACCCCTACTTATTAATCTAAAAAAAGAAACTCAGCCCTTTACCACCTCAAGAGGCACATCACCATAGAGCGCCGCAATCTGGCTAAAAGAAGAATCAAAACTGCCAAGGATCTTCTTGCACTTGGACAGCGCAATGAAATCAGCCAGTGCACTCTTCATACCTTGGCGAGTCATTCGTGAGAGACTTGTTGCAGGAAACCAGAGTCTAGCCGATCCGAACTCTTCGATAAGGCGTGTCTTTTCGGGCATGCTGTCGGTCGCGACGACAAAATAGGTGTCTTCTGGCAGGGCCTTCATTGTGTTAATAAAAGCATCGATGGGCGAAAACATCTTCGCCTTTTTGTGATCGCCGCGACGAATGTGAACACCCACTGCATCCAAAAATTTCGTCTCTGGAAATGGCTCAGCGGGGCGCAAGGCACGAAGGTGCTTCAGCCATCTCGCAGGATCCTTCTGATAGAAATGTCCATACGAACGGATCTGCAGGGGGCGACTCGAGGTCGCAAGATACATTTCAAGATCGTCCGGTGAGAGGACTTCGACGGAGCTTCCCTCGCGTGGTCCCATGTCCACGCGAACCCATCGGGGAAGAGACGACACATCAAACAGCTCCTGAAACGGAATCATGCACGCGGGATCATTCGCAGACCAGATCACATGCAAGTTCAGATCCAAATCCTCCGCGAGACAAATTCCAGAAATAAGAGAACGTATCCGGTTCGCCATGCCCGCTAGAACTTCAAGTGTAAGGCTCATCCTAAAATTTAAAGCGACGGCGGCTTAAGTAATTATTTCTAACAATCAATTACTTCATACGCACTGAAAACTCTACGCTCAATCCTTTCTTCGTATGCCACGAATCCTTCTGTGAAGGGTGCCTTCTACATGCTGTCCGCGAGTCGTGTCGAGAAACTGATGTACATATGGACGATGAATTTACCTTCTGTAAGGCCACATTATGCAGTGAAATGCAATCCTGAACCCCAGCTTATCAATATGATGAGAGACTCGGTAGCAGGATTTGATTGTGCAAGCCAGAGAGAATTATCCATTATGAACTCAAAGGGCCATTTCCGTGATTCAATTATCTATGCAAATCCATGCAAGTCTGAGAGGGATATTGAATATGCAAAGGAAATGGGTCACCCCCTCACAGTTGTCGACAGCGTTGAAGAAGTAGGGAAGCTTCACGCGACAAAGTACAAAGGAGGAGCGTTAATTCGAATCAAAGTGGATGATTCTGAGAGTGCAATGCCATTTGGCGCAAAATTCGGGGCCACAGATAAAGCGGTCTTGAAGATTGGCGTAGAGGCACGGCGTCTGGATATCGCACTCAAAGGAATCAGTTTCCACGTGGGCTCCGGTTGTTTCAGCTCACGTGCACATTACAATGCTATCATAAACTCCGTGCTGCATTGTAAAACACTTCGGAATCAGGGCCATCCGGTCGAGATGATCGATATTGGAGGCGGATTTCTTCCCGATCGGGATGATTTCGCTCTGAAGACCGCATCCATTCGGGAGGCAATTCGTAGCAGCTCTGGAGAGAAGCTGCGATTCATTGCCGAACCCGGTCGGTTCTTTGCCACTGATTCACATGATCTCTTCGTGCAGGTGATTGGTAAGAAGGAAGGTCCAAGTGGATGGAGATACACTCTGGATGAGAGTCTCTATGGCCAGTTCACAAACATCCTCTTTGATCACCAGACGCCTCGGTGGGTTCGCATCTCTTCATCCGATGGTGAAAAGAGGAAGAGAGGAAAAGGAATTCTCTTTGGCCGGACATGCGACAGCCTTGATGTGATCGCGAGGTCGGAGTCCATGGAAGAGTTGGAGGTCGGTGATTGGCTCTGGTTTCCGAGCATGGGTGCGTATACGACGGCAACCGCCTCGGAGTTCAACGGATTCCCGAAGCCGCCGACCTTTATGGATACAGAGGGACAGCTTCCTGCCTTAGGTCTTATATCCATGAACACCTCTGTTGATAAGATTGAGTATGTTAAGCATGTCTCCGCCGAGTCGATGCTACGCTAGTAAAAATTGAAAGGCGGCGGCGCGGTATTTTTCGCATACAGTACAAATGGCGAACACCTGCAGCATTTGTCTTGAAAACTACACGCTGCTCCTCCGCGCGAAGGTGACCTGCCCCTACTGTCCTTCTCACTCTTGCCGTGGGTGTGTCCAGCGCTATCTTCTAACGAGTTACGACGACCCTCATTGCATGGGGTGTCGCAAGGCGTGGAATCGCGAGTTTCTCGATACTCATCTCACAAAGACCTTCCGCAGCGGCACTCTCCGCAAGCATCGCGCAAAGATCCTCTGTGATCGCGAGAAGTCTCTTCTTCCCGCCATGCAGTTCTTTGTACAGGCCACACTGTCTCTTCGTGAGGCGCGCAAGGACTTTGCCCTGCTATATCGCGAGGAGACGGGCCTTGTTATCAAGAGGAGTCTGCTAATTGCGCAACGCGACAGTCTTATCCGAGCGTATCGTGCGGAGAAGGATGTGGAGCAGCGCGTCAAGATCAAGGAGACGCTCGTGAAGACGAATGGCTACGAGCTTGCCGAGATCAACGCGAATCGTGATATCTTGAATATTCAGCTTCAGGATGTAAATATACAGATCACCCGGTTCAGCAATATTCTGGCCGGCCGCGGCGATACAACTGAGAAGGCGGAGGCGCGCGAGTTTATCCAGCGCTGCCCTGCAGAGAGTTGTCGCGGCTATCTCTCCACTGCCTACAAGTGCGGAACCTGCTCGAAGTATGCGTGCTCAGAGTGTCTGGAGGTGAAGGGACTTCTGCGCGACGTCGAGCACACCTGTAAGGAGGATGCGAAGGCCACGGCGGCCCTCATTCGCCGTGAGACGAAGCCGTGCCCGAAGTGCGGTGTGCGTATCTATAAACTGGATGGCTGCGATCAAATGTGGTGCACACAAGAGGGTTGCCAGACGGCCTTCTCCTGGACTACGGGCCGCGTTGTAACGGGTACGATTCATAATCCGCACTACTACGAGTTCCTTCGCCAGAGGGGAAATGGTGCAGCACCTCCGAGAGAGGCTGGAGACATTCCGTGCGGAGGCATTCCCACCGCCTATCTCTTCACGCGGATGATTGCCGCCACGCCACTCTCTATTCAAGAGAAGGCGATCGTCTACAATGTCCATCGCTGTATCAACGATATTGTGAACGTGCGTCTTCCTGATTATCAGCAGAGACGTGATGCAAATGCAAATATGGATATCAATATTCACTATCTCATGAATGAGATGGATGAGGATACATGGAAGAAGATGCTCGAGCAGAGAGAGACTCGGTTTGAGAGGAAGAAGGAGATTGGCCAAATTCTGCAGATGTTCGGGCACGTAGGTGCGGAGTTTCTGCGGGCTCTGGAGAGAGCAGGCGTTCACGCAAGCGATGTCTGGATCTCACAGGTAAAGGACCAGGTGCTTGATCTCCGCACCTACACCAACAAGAGCTTGGTGGAGCTGGGAAAGAGGATGATGTGTGCCTTTCCGCAGATTGACAAGGATTGGTTCTACGTGCCGCCGAGGAAGGATGCGGTGAATGATAACCCTGCTCCTGCAGCTGCACCTGCTGCTGCTGCAGTATAAGCAACCTAAAGCTAAAAGACACTATTCTAACAAGATGGAGTTTATACAAAATATTCCTTGTCTTATGATTCATCGATCTGAAGATAAGGAACGAGAAGCAGGTATGCGTCTTTTTGAGTCTGCGCTGCAGAGAAAAATTCAGATTGTCCAAGGCCTCAATGGAAATGATTTTGTTAAACTTGGCTTTCCTACGAAGCATCCGTGGGACAAAGAACCCACAACCCCTGGAAATATTGGGTGTACTCTCAGCCATATTCAAATCTTAGAGGCCTTTCTGAAAATGAATGATAAGTACTTGCTTATTTTGGAAGATGATGTTGAATATGTGTCTAACTTTTTAAAATATATACAGTATTCGTTAACGCTTTCGCCCAGCTGGGATATTCTTTTCTTAGGCGTAAATGAAATTGTCGAGTCGACGGACACAGAGAGTCCTGCGATTCGCCGCGTAACCCGTTTCTGGGGAACCCATGCGGTGATCCTCAACCGAAAGGCCGCTACTGAGATCTGCGCAGAATTTAAGACCTCTGTAAAGGACGGATTTGCGCTTCCAGCTGATTGGCTCTATTCGCACACGATCAAAGAGCACGGCCTTGTGGCCTATTGCCCTTCTGCGCCTCGCACCTTTGTCCAACAGAAAGAGGGGCTTGTCTCCACATGCACTGGGAATGTTAGAAAGTACTAAAAGGGGCTTATTAAAAATATATTTCTAACTTTAGGTAAATGGAAAAGCGACGGTAGATTTAATTTAATTCATCTAGTAGAAAGAATGAAAAATGCCCCAGCTGCCCTTTGCCATTGGTATGCTTATTCTTTTGGTAGCTCTCGTGTATTCCTACCATATGAACTTAGAATTAAGGAAGCTCGAAGAGCTTTCTTAATTCTAAGATTCATCGGTTAGTTCGTCGTTGGACATAAAAGTTAAGGAAGTTTTAACTTCCTTAACTTTTAGTCACGACGTTATACTCCCACTACAGAGGGATTAAAGGCCTGTGGAGGACGGCCGTAACGTCCTGACTCTATTCTAACGAAGCTTTAGCTTCGTTAGAATATAAGTCCCAGGACCTAACTGGTGATAAACTCTGCAATAAAGAAGCTCTTTGAGCTTCTTTATTTCTGAGTATCACC